CTGGGTGTATTCTTGGGCGGTCTGTCTCTCTTTGATTCGCCAAAGATCGATACTACCCAGTCCAATTACGTCACTGTGAGTGATCAGCGTGGTAAGTCTAAGACTCGTTTCTTCTATGCTGACCCCGATATTATCACTCAACCTCCTGAGAAAGAGATCAATATTCCTTCTGAGGATGTGAAGTTCCGTCTTGAAGCGGGTGTTCTACAGCAACTTCAACGTGCTGCTAGTGTATATCAACTTCCTGATCTGTGCCTCTTCAGTGATGATGGTACTATGAACCTGTGTGTAACTGATAAGAAAAATGATACTTCTAACAGTTACTCTGTTGAAGTTGGAACTAGCGATGAAGAATTTTGTTATTGCTTCAAGGTTGAGAATCTCAAACTTCTTGCGGGTGATTATAATGTGACTATCAGCAAGCAAAACGTCGCTCTCTTTCAAGGCGATGGCATCAAATATTTTATTGCTCTGGAACCTAACAACTGATGAATGATTTTTTATGGGTAGAGAAGTATCGTCCTCAGAAAGTTGAGGACTGTATACTTCCTGCCAGTGTGAAACAAACCTTCCAGAGTTTCATTGAACAGGGTGAGATTCCTAATCTTCTTCTGTCTGGAACTGCTGGTGTTGGTAAGACTACTATCGCTAAGGCATTATGTCACGAATTGGGAGCAGATTACTATGTTATCAATGGATCTGATGAAGGTCGATTCTTGGACACTGTACGCAATCAGGCAAAGAACTTTGCTAGTACTGTGTCTCTCACTTCTTCTAGTAAGCACAAAGTTCTTATCATCGATGAAGCAGACAATACAACGCCTGATGTTCAACTTCTACTCAGGGCATCAATTGAGGAGTTTCAAAAGAACTGTCGATTCATCTTTACTTGTAACTTCAAAAACAAAATCATCGAGCCACTACATAGTAGGACGACTGTCGTAGAGTTCAATGTTCGTGGACAAACTAAACAGGAGTTGGCAGGTGCTTTCTTCAATCGTTGCCGAGATATCCTCCAACGCGAGGAGGTCACCTTCCAACCTAGAGTTGTGGCAGAGGTCGTCCAGAAATACTTTCCAGACTTCCGAAGAACCCTCAATGAGTTGCAGCGATACGCAAGCACAGGGTCTATTGACACTGGCATTCTGGCGACGTTAGGTGATGCTAATGTTGATTCTCTTGTAGCAGCACTTAAAAACAAAAAATTCAATGACGTGAAGAAGTGGGTAACACAGAACCTTGATTCTGATCCTACATCTATCATGCGTAAACTCTATGATAATCTGTCTGGCGTGATGGATGGTCCTAGTGTTGCCGCTGCTGTGCTTATTATTGCTGAGTATCAATATAAGTCTGCATTTGTCGTTGATCAAGAAATCAATCTGCTCGCTTGTCTTACTCAACTAATGCTGGAGTGTAATTTTAAATGATGGATGTAAAACTCATTAGACTCGTCACTGGTGAAGAGATTGTTGCTGAAGTTCTTGACTGGCAGAACGGTATTCTCACTATTCAAAATGCTCTAGTTGTTATTCCTCAACAGGGTCAAGTAGGATTCGCCCCTTGGGCAACTGTGATTGACAATGACCAACCTGAGATTGGTCTTGATATGAAACATGTCATCTATTCTGTTGCAGTGGCACCATCAGTCATTGAACAGTATGCTAAAATCTTTGGTAGCAACATCGTCCTTCCCGAGAAAAAACTGATCGTATGACCTCTCTGAAAACCCCCCTTCGTTATCCTGGTGGAAAGTCTCGTGCTGTCAAAAAGATGGCAGAGTTCTTTCCCCTTTTTGATGGTTACAAAGAGTTTCGTGAACCCTTCATTGGTGGTGGATCCGTAGCACTTTACATTACACAGATGTATCCCCATCTAGATATTTGGGTAAACGATCTGTATGAACCCCTTTACAACTTCTGGCGTGAACTACAGGAGAACGGCAATGAAATTAAGAACATCCTGCTCCAACTTAAACAAAGGCACCCTGACCCCAGTTCGGCAAAATATCTTTTCCTGGAGTCAAAGGAATATCTTTCCAAACCCATCAGACAGACTACTACTAAGGATCGTGCTGTCAGTTTCTACATTGTTAACAAGTGCTCTTTTTCTGGTCTCACTGAGTCCTCATCCTTCAGCAAGCAGGCGTCCGACTCAAACTTTAGTCTGCGAGGAATCGAGAAACTCCCCTACTACCAGCAAGTCATTGCAAACTGGAAAATCACTAATCTGTCATACGAAGAACTGATGACAGACGATAAGGATGTCTTTGTATATCTAGATCCTCCTTACGAAATCAAGGCAAACCTCTACGGCAAACGTGGCAGTATGCATAAAGGGTTTGATCATGATGAGTTCTTCTTTACTTGCGATAGGTACGTCTGTGATCAAATGGTATCTTATAACTCTTCAAATCTTATTAAGTCTCGTTTTATTGACTGGACGCCTTATGAATACGACCACACCTACACAATGCGATCGGTCGGAGAGTATATGCAAGAACAACAATCCCGTAAAGAACTCCTGCTGTTGAACTATGTCGTATGATGAAAGGTATCCTCTGAAGGATTACCTCAATACTATTAACTTCAGTAAGAAGAACTTACTGGAGGATGAAGATCCTGGATGGGAGAAGAACTATCCTCCCTTTATTATCAATAAGTGTATGTCTCATCACATGGATACTGTGATGTTCGCTAATGAGATGAATCAGTATCCTGGACTGGATAAGAAACTGCAATATGATTTCTTTATAAATATCGTGAGACCCCGTAAGAGATTTTCTCCTTGGGGCAAAAAAGAAAAGGTGAAAGATCTAGAGTATGTCAAGCAATACTACGGTTACTCAACCGAGAAAGCATTGCAAGCATTGCGGATTCTATCTCCTACTCAACTCGATGTTATTAAAACCAAATTGAATAAAGGGGGTAAGAAGAGATGAGCGAAGTGAAAGAAGTCCAATGGACTAAGAATGATATGGTTGAGGTGAATCTGAAGGAACCAGATGATTTCCTGAAGGTACGCGAAACTCTTACCCGTATTGGTGTTGCTTCTAGAAAAGAAAAGAAGTTGTATCAGTCATGTCACATTCTGCATAAGAAGGGACAGTATTACATTGTACACTTCAAGGAACTGTTTGCGCTCGATGGCAAGAAAGCAAATCTGTCCGAGAATGATGTGCAGAGACGTAATCGTATTATCAAACTCTTATCTGACTGGGGTTTGGTAGAGATTGTAAATGAGAGTAGTGTTGTAGACGCAGCACCTTTGAGTCAGATCAAAGTCATTGCATATAAAGAAAAAACTGAGTGGACGCTAGAATCGAAGTATAATATCGGGAAGAAGCGCCAACCGAATGAGTGACTTTAATTATAATGTTAAGTGGCTTCAATCACCAGGTTATCTGCTGATTGAGGTCCCTGACGCTGTGAAGGCAGATATACAGAGAAGTATCGCTGCTGTAGGTAAGACACCCTCAGAGGACGCTAGGAGCACCCTGAGAGGGCATATAGATGAAGAGTGGCATCTACCACTGACTGATGAGATATCGATGTTCACGTCCCACCTGGCGGGAGTGTATCTACAACACTTTGGTATGCAACCTAGCATGGGTATAGCAGAGTCTATACGAGATGAGAATGCTAAGTTTGTACTGAAGAAACTATGGGTCAACTATCAAAAGAAGTATGACTTCAATCCTATTCATATTCACTCAGGAGTATTTTCCTTTGTGATCTGGGTGCAGATCCCCTATGATCTAGCAGAAGAAAGAAAGAGATATAACCTGAAGGGTGATGAGACAGCAGCATTCACCTTTCAATACAACAATGCATTGGGTGGTTTAGATACAGAATATCTTAACATTGATAAAAGTTTTGAATGGAAGATGGCATTCTTCCCTGCACGACTGAATCATGCAGTACATCCTTTTTACACATCAGATGATTATAGAATCAGTGTCTCTGGTAATGTATACATAGAAGATTGATAGAACTAAATAGAGCTGCCACGAATGTTCATATATGCCAGAACAATTAATAGAAGAGTTGAAAGAAGGTCAACCTAAAAAGAAAAAAGGTATTCTTGGTAAACTCAAAGAGGCATCTGAGGACAAGGAAGAGCAACTAGCGATTCTTTCTACGTTCGTTAGGTTGGGAATTTTAGTATGGAGTGGTGGCATCCTAACACTAGCGTATGTAGAT